TTTATTTACTTCTAATGGCGATACAATTATATCCTGTGAATTGAATTGTTTGAAAGCAGCCATTCATCCTAAAAGTCTAATTTAACTCTAATAAGAGCTTCTTTTGTAAAATCTTTTTGTATTGGTTTTGATAATTTAGCTACTGCTAATAAATCATTTGCATCATTGTATAAACCTACTGTTGTTGGGTATACTGTTGGGTTATTTATAAAATAAGAATATAATACTTCACCTGTTGAACCCGATATAAACGATGGGTTTTCTGAATAATTAAATTCTGAACTTCTTGATCTTACAAATATATAATCAGAAGTAATTGTTTCTTGGCAACCTAAACTAAATGAGGCACCTCCACTACCTGACATATGTACAAATAATTTTTGGGCATTATTGGCATCAGTATTATCATCTCTGTTAGTACTTAAATTAATACCTTCTGGGGTGTCAGAAATATCTAAGGCAGCCCCATTTAAAAGAATAGTTCCAATATCCGGGAGAAATAAACCATAAGACCCACTATTTTGAGTATACCCTGTACGGTTATCATTAATTCCTGTTGTTTTATTGTAAGCTGTGCCATTAGATCCACTAATAACTTGGTAAGCTCTCATTGTACCAAAATATTGTGGTATAGTAACATCTTGAGAATTATCTGTTAATTGTAATGTATTATAACCTGCTACACTACTAGATATTAGTAAATTTAAAGAACCTGGGAATAATGTTTCTTTATATCTTGCTCTTTCAATACTAAGGGCATAAAAATAACTTCCTGTAACATCTCCAAATGCAAATTCAGAATTTTCATCTTCTAATACTAGAGTTCTATATGAACCATAAGTAGTTGTTGAAGGAGAATAATTATTTACATTAGGGTTATATGAAGCGGCGCCACCACCAGTTGCATCTCCATAAGCAATAGCAAATTGTATTTCGGAATTAGCTTGAGCACTTTCAGTATTTAATACATTTAAATAAAATTCACCTGATTGTCCTGTTTCTTGTGCAGAGGAAGTAAAAAATGTTGATAAAGTAGGTTGGTTTGCTGACCATACAGCTGTTGCTACTGCATCTGCACTTACTACAAAATCTTCTGGGTCTAGTCTATTAAAGCTCATTTATTTATTTTTTTATGTGGTTGATTTAGTTATTGTTACAGGTATTGTAATTCGTGCACCACTATCTAAACCTATTACAGTTAATGTTGTTACTAAAGTAGAATTTGTTCCAAATAAAGTATTAATAGTTGTTGCTCTTAAATTTATTTGTGTTCCGGTTACGGTTGATGATACATTAGTTCCAATTGTTTGGGTTGCTGTTGCATTTGCATTAGTAGTAGCAGCAGATTGAATTCCTAACCCTTCAAAAGAAGCTAAAGTTCTTACATCAGCGATTGTAGCTGTGTAACCACTTGTTTCAAAAGTTTGATCATTACCTAAATAATTTAGGGTTTGTGGTGTAATTGCTAACTGTGCTCCTTGTTGTAAAGTAATAGCAGCATATCCAAGATTTAAAATTGGCATTTTTGCTGTACCTCTGGGTAAAGTTGTTAGTTTATATTTCATTATTTGGCTTTCTAAAGGAAATGCCTCTAATAAAGGTTGATTTACAATTGCCTCTCCATAATATGCAGAACCTGAAGGGTGAGTTGGATTAAAAAGTGTATAATCTATTTCATCATCAGATAGTGCAAATTGAGTAATTTGAAACGAACCATCGTTTGATGCTAATGCTTCTCTACCTTTTGTTGTTAAAATAGCATCAACTGTTACTACTGCGTTATTTAAATATCCCATTTTGTTGTTTTTATATAAATATTGTTATATGTTATAAATATGTTATTCTATTAGTTTCTTATCAATTAAATCAGATAATATTTCATCTGGGTTTACTTTTAATGTGTTTGTAGGGTACTCTGGAATTAAAAATCCTGATGATGACCCTGTATTAGGTGGGTTTTCATATGGGTATTGCTGTTCTGTAATAATAGAACTAGCATCATCTACATATCTTCTTATTACAAAGAAATCTAAAGGTCTAAATATTTGCTGTGGGAACCCTACCTTAACTAATTGTGGTGTAGATTTAGATTCTGGTTCAACAAGTGCATTGTCAATTGCAACTGCTGTAGAGGATGTAGCAGATACATCTAAAGCAATACCAACCCCACCGGGTGATGTTTCTTTAAAAACAGCAAAACTTTCAGGTACATCTCTATCTAAAGTTATTTCTAACATACCAACACCTTCCTCTACGTAACTAGCTATTGTTTGATTTTGAGGTGTTATTACCTCTGTAATTATATAATTTTGACCTTCATCATTATTAAATCTAATCTCATCAAAAGGTTGTAAAGACCATGGGGTTTGAACCGTTGGGAATTGTGTGTATCCAGGTTCAATACCATCGGGAAAGTTTTTATTAAAACTTGCAGTATAGATTAAATCTTTTTGTATAAATCCTCTACCATAACCCTTATTCATTTGAGAAGAAGACATTATTAATTTATTAGCAATAATATCTCCACTATTATCTCCTGTGGTAGTTTTGAATGTCCAATATGGAGGTAGTGCTGCTGTAACAGGGTTACTATCCTGTCCTTGTAAATCCGTTTTAACTTGAAATCCTCCATTTTGGCTGGTTGGGAAAAATTTAGGGTCTAATTGAAAATCTCTTTGGGAAGCATTAGGGTTTATTAAATTTCCAGCGGCCTGAATTCTAAATCTTCTTCCTTGTCTAATATAAGAAGCAGGAACTGTTCCTGATACTAACCACCTTTGTTTTAATAAAGGACCACCCTGTTGAACTGCTGAATAATTAGAAGGTAATATCCCTTTAATTGTATTAGCATTGTATATAATTGTAACACCTTGTGATGTACTATTTACCAAAGAACTAGCAGCTGCTAAAAAGTTTCTTGTTACTATTTGGATTCCTCCCTGGGGTTGTTGGATATAATTTAATAGAGTTACTTTTAAATTTTGAGGAGCAAAAGTAGAAAATGAATTATTTGTAGGACCCCCACTTGTTGTTCTTTGAAATCTAATATTTAAACTACCTAAATCTGTAGATGTATTATATCCTCCACCTTTACCAGCATTACTTGTTTGTACTGCATATACCAAAGGAGTAGTGTCAATACCTAATTCCATTGTTAAATTGTAGGGTTGGGAAGTTGGTGCTCCATTTCCGCCTGCATTATTATAATCATCAACATTTGGTATAGTTAAAATACCTGTATTAGTATTGTAAACATCGGTATTTGGTTGTGATGCAGGTGGGAATGAGGATGTTATGTTTGGGGCTAAATTATTAATTGGTGTTTTTTGGGATGACTCAAAAGTTGTAAGAACAAAATCCGTTGTTTGTGTACCCGAACCTTGATCTTCTGCTAAAACGCTATAATTTGCAAAATTAGGTACAATAGAAGCATCTACAGGTTGATCACCAATTAAATCAATCCCTGAACCAGTGTATGCAACAGGACCTGGGTTGTTGGTTCCATTATCACCTGCTATATAGGTATAGTTTGGAAATATTCCTGATTTTTGGGTATAAACTATAGGTACTGGTTTTTGAGTAACTTTTCTAAATGTTACTAAACCATCTAAGGATTTTAATGCGTTAGAATCTTCTGCATTAAGAGATACTGTTCCTTTACTAACTAAAGGATAAGAATCAAACGTACCCTGAATATTATATAAAGAAATATCCGATAATTTAGGCTGTGTAGCTGTACCATCTTGACCAATTAAATATTGTAAATTATATTGAGTAGAATTATTTAATAGTGGATATGGGTCATTAGATTTATTAAAATAGGCTAAATAACCCCTTGAAATTTCAATAATAGGTAATTTACCATAAGTTCCAGTATCTCCAGGTGTCCACTCATTTAAGTTTTCTTGGAATCCTCTTACTCCAAAATATCTAGGTCTTGATGAAGCTAATATGGTATAATTAGATTCAGGAACTGTTGCTTTAGTTGCGGTATAATTAATTATTTGTTGCCAATTAGATGGGATTACAAGTCCAGTAGTGTAATCTACATCCATTAAATTTCCATTTGTTCTTGAATCATTATAGTTATTTAATAAAGGTTGACAATCTAATGCTTTATTAAAATTTAAATCATCACTAAATACCGTTGGTATTGATGGATCTATATTAGGATCAATTGATGAAGTAAAACTCATACTATACTCTGTTACTATTAATGAGTTTTCTACAACTGAAGGAACATTTGAACCACTTCCTACACGTAATGACATTTTTAAAACATCATTATATTCTAATTCTCCCGGAGAAAATTCGGCATGTAATGTTATTCTTTCTCCAGTATGGTGAGTTAGGCTATATGAACTGGTTTGGGCAAATATGTTACCCCCTAACTCTGGTAACTCATTAGGGAAATTATTAGCTGAACCTGTATATAATATTATAGAGGCTGTTGTCCAAGTAGTACCACCACCCGAAGCTCCCCCTCCATATTGATCTTCTCCATAAATAGCATTACCATATAAAGCAGCTTCAGCATCGGTAAATGAACTAACAACTACAGATGCGGTAACAGACAATGTTCCAAAAGTTGGAACTACATCAAATACATAAGCACCATCTAAACTAGATGATAAAGAAGAAGAATATACAATATAAGCATCCACTACTTTAGTTGCTAAAGCAGATGGAACTTCTACCCCATTTTCATATCTGGTAGAAATAGATCCAGTAACAACATAAGGATCTGTAAATGTTCCTTGTGCTTCTGGGGATCCTACATTAGCTATTATACTATTGGTATTTGGTAAAGAATCATTATATAACTCATGAATTCTAAATGGAACATACCAACTTACAAGTTGTACTAATTGGAATAATAATTGTGTTCCTGCATTTAATCCTTGTAAAGCTCCAGTTAAATCAAAAGTAGTTGCTGTGCTATCTATGGTTGAAAAAATTTCAGTACCCGTTATGTTAGTAAATCCAGTTTCTGTTTGATTTGGAACTGAATATATTTTTACTTCTGAAGCAATGGTTCCAAGTGGACGTTGTAACGTTGCTTTATAATTACCTGCTACATCTATATTTATTCTTTGATAATAATCACCATCAGAAGTTACGTTAATACGATAACTTCTAGATGTTGAACTATTTGTTCCACCACCACCTGATATTGTTGATGGTGATCCGTCTGCATCTTGTATTGCAAACCTATAGATGTCAATAGAAGTATTTTGATAATTTGTATTTTTATAATTTATAGTAACTGGGTTGGTGTTTGATCCTGCCTGGTTTTCAAAGTTATACCTAGCATAATCACCATAGGTCGTCCATAACCCAAATTCTGTTCTACCATTAGTAAAAGTAGTAGTATCAAAATCACTCATAGTAAAAATATAACTACCCTGAGGAAATACTATATCTATACCTTCCGTTGTTCCTCCTGGTTGGGTCCCTGTTGTTAAACTTAAAGATGAAGTATTTTTTCCTTCAAAAAATTCTCCATATTCTATTTGATAAGTTTGACCTTCAACATTACCTACAGTAACTCCCGGAAGAATATTATCTGTAGAATAGAAGAAGGGACTTTCGTTAACAAAATTACCTCGTGGGATTACAATATCATCTGCTTCATTATTATCTGCACGACAAGGATTGGCAAGACTACCTAGGTTTTGTGTAATAGCATAATTTCCAGTAGAACTTATTATAACAGTACCTGAAGTTGTGCCTCCAGCACCACAGATAACTTGTTGACCAAGTGGTGGCAAAAGTATTGAGTTTTCACCATTAACTCCTTCTGATTGATACGTAATTAAATTAATTATATTAGTGAGATTACTAACTAAGTAGGCAATTTCACTAACTGGTTGTCTTGTTGAGGTTTGATTTTGATACATTCTCAATAATGCAAAAGGAGTACCATCAGATTGAGAAATAGCTACTGCCGAACCTGAGCCTCTAGCTGGTGTAGTACCTATATTTGTTAATGTATTATAAGTTGTAAATATAAAAGGTCTTACTTGTCTTAATTCATTAAATACTTTAAAAGTTCCTGTTACTGCATCTGTCGATGGGAGTGTTTCTGAAGGGTTTAAAGGTCTAAAAAATGATATTGTTTGGTCAATAATTCCAAGATCCAGATCCCCTTGTGTTCCCAACATTGTAGCAAAATTTTGAGAACTATTATTATAATATAAAGGTGGGTTTTGAAAAAATAAACTTTGATACACCGTGGAAGAAAAGTCCTCATGAATCATAGGATCATACAAATCATAGGGAATACCAGGCTGCCCTGATCCTGTTTCTGTTAGATAATATACTTTGAATGGTCTATGAATATATCTATTATACCTCCAGGCATTTGGATCTGCAACAGGATCAGATGATTCTCCTCTATAAACCCACAATTCTTGTCCTCTTGAGAGGTCAATAGGTATACTTAAATTAGTTTGACCATAAGGAGTATATGATGTTGCAGTACTTGAAAGTTGACTACCCCCACTAATTTTATACATTAAACTACTAGAATATAATGGGTTTGCTATTTTTAATTCGTTTTGAAATTCAGAACCAGATATATAAATAGCATTATTACTAGCATTATAATAATAATTAGTTCCTTGTACAGCCTGTGGTTCTTCCGAACTAGCACTTGTCCATGCAATATTAAAATAATTATTAGTTGATGTTGGTCCTACGGTTGAATCAGGGATATTACCATAATCTAAGAATGATTCAGAAGGGATTTGCAACCAACTTTTCCCAGATCCTTGTGGGTTTGAGGCATTCATAAACCATGGGACATTACTTGCTGGGTCTATTCCAGATTGTATTGTTGAATCTGTGTTATCTATTTCATGTGAACCGGTATTAAAATTATCTAAAGGATCACTTAGCATTCCTTCATACTGGTTATAAGTTCCATTAGTATAAAAATTAGAACTTGCCCACCCTCTAAAAAAGGATTCAGTATGATAAGTTAAAGGAAAATAACCTTGTGGTACTGATTCGGATATTCCTGTATCTAATACTGGTGAGGGATCCACTGATGTATCCTGTGTGGCATACCATTGGAAATCACCACTTGCTGAAAAATTAAAATCATAAAAACTTGCATCATTTGAAGAAACTATTTGTGATGAAATTTCAGGTACTGTAAAACATAAAGCTGAACCAACACTATTTGTATCTGATGCTAGAGTACTACTTTGGAGTGCTATAGATTCTACATAATAGGTTTGTGGGGTATTTGGACTTAAAATATTACCATTTATGTCTACAGGAGAATTAAATGAAAAAGTAACAAAATCAATATCTTGGATAAATGAAGATATATTTAAACCATTATGAGTTTGCAAAGACATTTTTATATAAAGTACATTACCTGTAGAGTTAGGTGGGGTACCATTTTGACCATCATTCCAAAACCAAACATAACCCGGTGGGGGTTGGTTAGTAGGATCCAAAAATTGTTGAGCTGAGATTGTTTGGGTAAAATTATTACCATCCCCACTCCAAAAAACAGGAACATATCTATAAGAAGTATTTCCTACTTTAAAATAAGCACTACAAATATCTTTTATACCTATAGGAATTATTGACCCACTAAATTCACCATTATAAAATTCTCTTTGATCACTTCTATCAATGGGTGATGAGCCTGATAGTGAAACCCAAGCTTCTTCCCAACTTTGAGTTAAGAAATATTTATTATCAGGACCTTCTCCTAAAGTACCTGATACAGAAGTAGCTAACCCATTAAAGGGTTCAAACGACCCTGCGGTACCACCTCCAAATTTATATATTGCAGAACCTGAATCGGAATATTGTGGGAAGTCACCTGGTCCTAAACTATAATCTTTAGGTAAGTTTCTAACTGATCCCGAATATTGTTCAAATGATGAAGATACTTGAGCTGGTCTTTGTCTGTTTCTTTCTAATAGATGTTGTTTTACTACAACACCAGATGATAAGCTTGTTCTTGCAGGGGTAAAATCTTCTATCATTTTAAATAATGAATTATCAAAGAATTTTATTAATCTAACAAAATCAGTTACGTTATAATTAGTTATATACTTTTCAAAATATGCATCTCTTAAAACATCTAAATCAGGATAACTTTTATTTGAAGAAGATATAAGTCTTGGATCCCCAATATATTCCCCAATGTTAAAATAACCCATTTGACCAATAATATCATCATTAATTTGGTCTTGTGGAGAAAATGCTACTTCTAAATAATTAACGTTAGGGGTAAAACTTTCACTAACGTATGATGTTTGTTGGATAGATTTATAACCTGATAAAGTATCACCTTCGGGTAAAATTAGTGCTTCAGTTTGAATTTTATCTGTTACTCTATTTCTCATCCCCGAAGGGGTTTGATCTAGGTAAATATCTTCTATATTATTTAACCAAGTTGGGGTAGATGTAAACGAAGCAGAGCTATTAGTATTAAACGAGGATGTTGTAACCCAAGAACCAGTAACTTTTGGGTGAATAGAGTTAGAATATGATCCTGTGTCTAGTAGTGACCCTAAGGGTAACCTAAATGCAAGTTGATTTGGTGCACTATTAATCGTATTTCCTTCAAAAGAATATGGATTCATTGCATAATCATAAAACACACTTTCACTTATCATTTCAGCATAATACCTTACTTCCTGTAGTGAACCTGTAAAAGGAAAATAATTAACCCCAATAAATTGAACATAATTTTGGGGTAACCAGTATATTTCAGTTGAATTTTCCCATATTGTAGTATTACCCTCAATAGTGTCACTGCCAGTAAAACCTAAGTTTTCTCCAATATTATTAGCAGCTCTTAAAATAAAGTTGCCAGTATCTCCTGCAACATCTCTATCTACTTGTATTGACCACCAATCTCCATTCCAAAAGGGAAGATATAATGATGCTGAGTTTTGTGGTGTTGTATTTATATTGGGCCAAAATTTTAAAGTACCATATTCTTTATATTTACTAGGCACAGAACCAGAATAATTCCCCTCTGCTAGTAATGATACATCATATTCAAGGGCCATAGCAATTCTACTTAATTGACCACCATCACCCGTATTTAAATTAGTTTCAAAAATTGATTGGGATACTGAGGGTACATTTGATCCTAATAATGGAATACCATTTGTTTTAAATCTAAATTGAATTGACCCAGGAGAATTTTCATCTGCACCCCAATCTGAATTAAGGGAAAAAGATGAAGTAAATCCTGAACTAGTAGTATTTAATCCTACATTATATATATCTTGTTTTAAATCCCAATCTTGGGAATTATTTCTATCTTTACCTCCAAATTCATTAATTCTTAAAATTGTATCGGGAATACCATATGAAGTAATCAATGCTCTTAAACCAGCTACTGTACCTTTTGTTTTAAGTAAGTAAGGTATGTTATGGTAAATTCGTTTATATAATCGCTTATTAACATCATCCAACGGGATTATATCATTTGATGCCGATATCGTTGAATCAACATACTCATACCCAGAAGGTGTATTAACTATACCACCAATTGACCCTGTCATATAAGGAAAAGGAAATGAACTACCCGATGGAGTTAATCCTAAAAATGCAACATATAAATCATCAGTATTAAAATTATTAGAGTATAATTTTACTCCAAAATCTCTAATAGCATCGGCAACCATATCTTTAGAAATACCATAATCTAAACGATTATCAGCATCAAATTTAGTTGTTATATTTTTAGTATATAACCATAAATTATCATAATGTTGACCAACCATATCAACAAATAATTCATATTTAGCATTTTGTAAGTCACTTCTTAAATATTCTGGAATTGCATAATATAATGCATTTTGATTATTTTCATCATAATTAGATGCGGTAAGTGCTTGTCCTCCGTAATAGGCATTATTAATATCAGTTGAACCTAACCAAGTTAGTACTTCTGTGCTTCCTGTAGGGTATAAAGTAAATGGAGGTTCAGTATTTGATTTAGGATAAGAATATTCAGAACCACTGTTAAAATATAAAAAATATTCATACCCATCAAAATTTTTAATAGTATTTTCTATAGTTGCACTAAATTCAGCTTGGCTTGAACTATAAACAGTTGACCCCGTAGTTGAAGAAGTAATTTGCCCTAATTGGGCACTAGCTGATTGTATTAGTCCAACTTTATAATAAAAGTTTTGTAAACGAGTAAAAGCAGATGAAAAATAAATAAAATCATTATAATCCTTATAATTAACATTTATATTTATTTCCTTACGATTAAGTAAATTATTTATTTGATTAAATGATGAAGTTAAGTTTGAAGATACTAGTGTGTTGTAAGAAAAATCCATTCCCGGAGTACCTGATTGCCCCTTAATATTTAAACTATAATTAGGTCCTGATATATAAGTAAAATCCTCTGAGGTAAAATCTAATGGAGGGAAATTTACATTATATGACTGTGGGGTTGATATTTGCTCTACTACAGAACATTGAGATTTTAAGTCAAAAGTTGAAGGAAGAGATTCATATAGTTTAATTAATATTGTGGGATTTAACTCATCACTTAAGTCTAATTCTAGATTATTAGCAATAACTAATTGATTATTACCAAAATTAAGTAAAAAGTCTACAAAATAGTCTGCATTTTCTCTATATTCTATAAATTCTAAACTAGAACTAATTAATAGGGCATTATTAATTTGTGTGCTGTCTAATCTTATTTCTGTTCTATCAGAACTAATTTCACTAATATAATATTGTGTGTTTAAAGTTGAAGCTAATTGTGGTCTATAAAAATTATAAGTTATATAATATAAACCAACATCAAATCCTAATCTTTCTAAGTCGTTTGAGGGCATTAAAACAACATCTCCTTCGGTAACTTTATAATTAGTAAAAGGGACTTGAAATGAAACTTGGTTTTGATTTTCATCATATATATAAGCTTCAATATAATCTGTAGAACCTGAAAATACAGTATCTAAATCATTAGAAACAATTAAAGATTCATCAGATATAGAATAGTCCTGAAATTCAAATGTTTCGGGATTAACTTGATTTATTATTATTTTTTCTTCCATTTTTTATAATTAATAAACACTATTATTAGAAGTTGTTCCTGATTCCGCTGATTGTCCACCTGATGATATACTTGTTGATATAATAGATGTATCGGTGTTTTCTCCTAATCCTAAAGAACCAGTATTTACAGTTACTCCCGATTCTAATTCTACTACTTTAATTTGTTCTGCTAATAGTTCTTCTCTCAATCCTGCTATTTCTTGTTGTAATGCTAAAATTTCTTCTGCTATTTGATCAAAATTAATATATTCCCCACTATTTTTAACTAAAAATTCATGTGAATTAGTTTCACCAGTGGGTGGTATATCATAAAAAAGAGAATTGTAATATCCAAAGAATTCTTCAATGCTTATTTGATCTTCAGCACTAGCACTAATACTAGCAACCCCTAGTTGAGAAAAACTAGTGTCAATTACTTGTTCATATTGAGGTTTATTAAAAACCTCTTTTCTTAAATCAACGTTTCTTGTTTGAGACATAATTATCCATTAACAACTTTAAAATAATATTGATCATCTTTTACTATAGTATTGCCATCAACTGTAGTTTGGATTAAAATTTCATAATACCTTTCAGGTTCTAAACCATTCATATATAATGTAAAATAACTACCTGTATTATCACAGCTAATTTGAGTAAATTCTGAATCAAAATCAATTACAAATTCATTTGTATCTAAATCTTTTATAGCATAATATGATGCTGGGGGTAATGCAAAATTATCTGTGTAAACAGAAGCTGTTTGAAAGGTTCTAGTTGGAAACTCTGGTCTACAGTTTATTCTAAATTGGTTAATACTTTCACTATAAAATATACCTTGGTTATTATCAATAGCTAGATATAAATCAGGAGTATTAATAGTTGATAATCCCCCTTTATCATATTTATAGTCTCTCCATTTAATTTCTAATTGAGGAGGATATATAGTATTTGTGTCAACAGAATAAAACTGCATTTTAGGTTGAATAGATAAATTAGAATCAAATTCTATTTCATCACTCCATTTTAGTAAAAATCCATTATTTTCTATTTCAGTGTAAGTACCAGGTATATTATATGAACTAGAATACCAAGTCTTAACTATATCAGTTACATCTACATTAATATCTTTAGTAGTTCTTAAGTTGAAAGATTGAGAATATTCTAAATTAAGTCTAGTATCATTAGATTCTGTATACCAATTACCACCTCCTGGGGATGCTGAGGTATATGATCCTGTTACATTTTCTGTAAAGTTATCTAATAACCAAGGGGTTGATCCACTATTTGCTCTAAATTTCCAACCCGCCCCATTAACAGTAGAAGGGTTGTCTAAATATTCTCCACTACCATTATTCCATGATCCAGAAGAAGGATAAACATATATGTCTGACTTCATTACTACTCCACTAGCATCTGCTATAAAAGCTTTTAAACTTGATGAAATGGCAGTGGAACTAGTATTTAAAGTATCAATAATATTGTTAATTTGAGATTGATCAAATTGGATTAATGGTCGTGCTACAATAGGAGTAGAAAATGTAGAAGGATATGTGCTAGATATTTCTAAAATTGCATCTATACCTGCATTCATTTCAGGGTATCCTGAATATAGGGTTGCATCTTGAAGTGGGAAAATTTTATATACTGCCATTTTTTATTTTTTAATAATTTCTACCTCCACCATTTGCTGTGCTTCCTCCTCCTTGTCCCAAGGTAACTACTCTACCTATTATATCACTAGTTGGGTATTTTACTTCAAAAATCATAGGATCAATTGAGGGAAATATAGTACCATTTTGTAACGCACCAGCTACATCATAAGCATATTGCGAATATCCAGATGTTGTTCCAGCCTTATTAACAATATTTATATTATTTACTGTTTGTACCCCAGCTATATTATCTAATAAAATACTAATATCTCTTAAAATTATCGGTTGGTTAATTTGCCAATTATTTATATTGAAAAAGTTTTGAAGTGCTATAACACAATTAGTTAAAACTTGGTTATTATTGTAATCAGGTAAAGTAACAATTTCAAAATTTACACCTATGTTAACTACAAAGGCATCCTTAATATTAATAGTATCACCAATCATTCTATATTGGTTTATGTAATTACGTAAGTTACTTTTTAGTGAAGTTGAAGGTGATGTTAAATTTCCATTCAAGTTAGTCGATAATACATATAAATCTAATGTAGTATTAGGATCATTTGCTTTTGGTTTTTGGGTTATTGCTTTTGAAATAATTCCATATTTAGGGGGCATACTTAAAGCTCTTACTAAATAATCATCTGCTGTAACATTTCGTAATTGGGAAGAAAAGTTTGAAATAGTATTTTGTCTTATCTCATCTGCAGAATCACCATTATTACCCCCACTAGCTGCTGCTTCATTATTTACTTGTAATGAATCAAATACAGTTTGTGCTACAGTTGAGTTTAATGTTTGGGATTGGAAATTTACTAATGATGTATTTAAGTTTATAATTGTATTTGCAGCTACATTAGAATTTACACCTCCACCTTTTAAATATCTTAAAGTTAATGTAGTATTACTTGGAGCAATACCATAAGTATTTGTAAATATAAAATTAGTAGGAGAATAAGCTGTTGTTAGCTTATTTCTTTCAAAGGGCAGTCCTAAACCAACATTCATTGGATTAGGTATAACTTCTTCATCTGTATCTAGTGGATTGCCTGACCCAAATTGGATTTGTAAACTGTCAGTACTTAAAAATCTTGAATTAAATCTCCTTTGAACCTGTTTAGTTTGAAGTAAATATGGTGTGTTATCACTATCTTGATAATTATTAGGATCATTTACATTAGTATTTTTAATACTATCAAAAACTAATTCTTGACCTAAATAATCTACTTCATACCATTCATCACCATTAGAATCAAAACAATCTATTATTCCTCCTATATTGTTATCTTGTATAATTACCGTAGGAAACTCTTGGGGGTTACCAAAAGTAAAGGATGTTGATGATATTGTACCTGATAGTGCTTTTCTTTTCTTTTTTAGAAGATAATATGTTGGGTTATTATTTGATATTTGGGCTACATTAATTTCGGTTGGATCTAAAGAATTTGATACAGTAAAATCTACTGGGTCTTCTATGGTAAAAGAAACTCCATTTTGAGTTTGAGATATTGTATTTGCACCTATATTTAAAGCATAATTAAAATCAGGAACATATATATTATTTCCTTCTCCATCAATTTCTACGATTGAAGGAACTAACTGATAGAAAGATAATTCAACAGAGGATAAACCTGTTACTTTAGGTTTATATCCATACATATATGATAAATCATATAAATTACTAGTTTGTCTAGCATATTGTAAGAAATTTTCTTGAATTTGGTTATCTAGATAAAAAGATAATATATCACCTATATATGCTGCTTGCTCTATAAACATCATACCAGGAGATGTTTCAGAAAAGTCTGTGTAAGTATTAGGAAAATACGTTTGAGAATAATTAATTAGTTGTGATCTATAATCACTAAAATCTTTATTTAAATATTCTATATTTCTTCTTATTGTAGCCATTAGTTAAAGCTTAGAGATAGTGCATCATTTATACTAGTATCTTTTACACTATATGTTATATTAATTTGAATTTGATTAGATGTTTCTGTAGGTAAAACTATTAACTCTTGTACTATAACTTCAGGAAAAAAAGTAATTAATTTTTCTTGGATATCATCTTTTATATAAGATAAATCTTGAGAATCTATCTGTGAAAAAATAAATGCTCTTAAACCCGCACCAAATGTTGGATTGCCAAGCCTTTCTCCTGGGTTTGTTAAGAAATAATTAATCAAATTATTTTTAATGGCTTCTTTAGTTTGATAATTAGGAGTAAATACCCCACCTTCATTCATAGGAAGATTAAATCCAATAGCTACGCTAGGACGTAAATCATCAGGGAATATTCTAGTTGCTCCAAATGCCATTTAATTATCTTTTATTCATTAACCCCATTATTTGATCCATATTTACCTCACCTTGAGGTAAAGAACCATTCATTGTATCCGCATTTCCTGTAACTTGTAAAGGTACATTTGATGTATTTGCATTTAATGTACCATTAGCTCCAGGTCTCATACCATCTAAAACATTCATCATATTTTCTCTTAATGTTGCTTTATCGGTTTCTGGGAGTGATGATTGCATCACTGGGTTTATTGGGTTTGCTGTTGCTACATTTGTTGTAGGAATGCCCATTCTATTTTCATAAACCGTTGGTTTAGGAGAGCGTACAGCTTCCATAAGAATGTCTTTCATTTCCTCTTGAATTGCCTCTTTTACAGCATCTTTTACAATGGATTTTAGTTGACTTAATTTCATGTTATATTGATTTATTATAAATATTAAACTAGTTAGCTTTTAAATCGTTTGATCTTATATAAAATGCAAGTTCGTCAATTAATATTTGTTCACTTGCACTAAATGATGGTTCCCCTTTTAATACTACTACCCCATTAGTATCGGTAGCTGTAGCATATCTTCTTTGTAATGAACCTACTTGGTTTTTATTATCAACAACAACAGCTAAAGTAAAACCATTTACTGATGTATCTATCTGTGTGTCTTCATCATCACCATCATCTTCTATTACAAAATCTAAATCCTCAAGATCTTCAATATCTTCACTACATCTTAGTAATTGTTGATCTAATAGTTTTAATAATTTTAAGGCTTGTAGTAGTAAAGAAGACAATACTAATAAAGCTGAACTAATACCTAAGGAAAGAGTGAATACTTTTTCTGCTACAACCAATAATTTATCAATTAATCTTTGGAAATTTAAAATTAAGCTAGTTGGAAAACCAACACCCGGAGGTACTGCTGTTGGTAAAGGAATAGCTCTTATTATCCCTGCTGCTATTTTGATAACTGCAGCTAAACCTCCTAGTATACCTACTATTACTAAAGCAGTATTTACTAATTTATATAGTTGATTTAATTGCCTTACAATTTTATTTCTTCTATTTTTTATTCGTATTACTTCTTCAGGAGAAGGACAGGGACCTTGTGCAGATGCTTGTGATATTTTCCCTGCTATTATATCACTAATTTTTCCTATTAAAAAAGGAGCTAATAAAGCTAAAAGAAAAGGAATTAGTCTTTCTTTTAATATTTTTATAAACTTTTTAATTACTAATTTTAACGCCCCTTTTTTAGGTTTTAATGCTTGTATTATAGCAATTGTTCTTCTTTTTAATCTTCCTATTTCAGCTTTTGCTTCTTCTGTTAAACCTTGAGTAGATTTTAGTTGGGTTGTCCTTAAGTCGGATTTAACTGTTTGATCTAATGCATAGGGGTTAAGTTTTTTTGGAATATACCCTTTAGCAGTTACTAAAATAGGGGGTCTTAAAGTTGCTCTTTCTGTGTTTTTATCAACCGGATAAACAGCTTTAATTTTAAATTTCCCTTGACTATTTGTTTTAGTAGTAAATTTAGTACCTGGTAAGGGTAATATTACACTAGCATTAGGTAGTGGTAAATTTTTATAAAAATCTATTACAGTACCCGTAATTATAAATTCCTTTTTAATAGTATTAGGTACTTCAAAGTATTGGGTACTTTCAATAGTAAGATCCCCAGGAGACAATTTTAAATCTATTGTTAATTGGCTTAAAGCATCTTCTATAAGTTGATCATTAGGCACACTAAATTTTGCCTCAGATATTCTATTAGGTGGAGCATCATCTATTAATACAACAGTTTCTGTTTTTAGAGAACCATCATTTAAAGATAATATATTAATATAAGCAGTATCATTAACTCCATTTTTTATTAATGAAGATGAAGCTAAAAAAGACTGTGACCCCACACCCCCTACATTATTCGGATTTTTATCAGATACTTCCATTATTTTAATCTTATGGTATTAGACAATAAAGGTGAGGTAATTTTATTATCATTAGGTAATAAATCTAAAATATTTTTACAAGTTTCATCCAATGATTGACCCGCAGCATCTATACCTGATGATTCAATGTTTGTGGATTCACTATCATATCCTTCTAATCCTGAACATGCAAATGCTAAAACTTGAATTTGTTCAACTAAAATTTTAAATTGATTAATAAAAGCACCTCCTAATAAAGCAGGGTCATTTGCTGTTGGACCTCCTATTTTAATGCTATCTGCTGCTATGTTTACATTTTCAGAGGTAATTCCTATTTGTTTATTTGAGGATAATGATATAGAATCTTGTGCACTTGCAATTATACTATCAGTTGAAGCATTAAATACTAAACGCCCAGAATTTAAAATTACTTGAGGGTTAAAATATTCTCGAGGCAATAAAGGTTCAGGAGATAATGCTGAGTAGTTTTCATTAGATGCCTTTAAAGGGATTTGTTGGTAAGAAGTCATATAAATAGATGATAGATCTGTACTTATATCTTCTATTAAAGGCAACCAACCCGCATCAGAAGCATCCTTAGGTTGGCCATTTCTTAATATTGTAATTGGGTCTCCATTTTTACCTACAAATGACCAATTATTTTGATATTCTAAAGAATTTGATGAACCCGATATAGATGTTGAAGGTACAGTGCTTCCAAATCTCAAAGAATTACCCCATCTTCCTTCATATATGTTATCTCCAGCAAAAGGTAATAAAGGGTGGATGTTTGTTTTTTCTATAAAAGATCCTCTTTCAGTTAAAGGACTATTTAAATTTATATTAGTAGAAAAGTCAGTTACTCTTCGTACTATACCATTTTCAATTTGTTCATAATTAATATCTTGGCTTGGGTCTTTTTTAGGATCTATTAAATTAGGGTAAGCATTATGGTGGGGGTGATTCCATACCCCAACTGGGTTGAGATAGTAATATTGTAGTATATTAGTTGAGTTTGTACTTTTACTGATGTTTTTTCCGGGGAGGTTGAATAATATTACTATTTCATTTATTAAAGGATAATTTTTTAAAAAGGGTAATAAAGGAGTAGCTACTGGGTTTGTTTTTGTTGTTGTTTTTGAAACTAAATTATCTAAAGGTTCAAAAAATATAGTACCTAACCCACTCCACCCCCCATATTCATTAAATAGAGGATGAGTATTGCTTATAATTATATCAGTTACTCTAGCAGTAATAAATTGAGCTTTTAATGTATTTAATTGGTTAAATATATCTTCTTTATTAAGCCCAACAGAATTAAAGTTTTGATTTAAACTTCCGAAACCTGCTTTATTTATTGCCATCTTTTTTACCTTCGAAGTTAGTGTTTAATTTATCTAATTCCTCCATTAACTGTTGTTTTTCTTCTTCCGTTATACCCATTGATTCTTCACCACCACTATTATTAAGCGCACGCTGTACTATAGTAGCCATTTTAATTAATTGTTCATCGTTACGAACACCAATTTCCATATATTCTTTAATAAGTGGAACGATTAAAGTAGCATCACCAATATCATTTATTAATGGTTTTAATTCTGAAATTAAACCTGTGATTTGGGTTTCTTTTTTCTTTTGGTTATCGTAAATTTCGCTTAATATATCCGAGAATTTTTTTTTCTTAAATACAATATTGTCTAATGATCCCATAATGTTATTTTATTATAAATATGGATATAGGAAGGGGTTAGAATCTAGCGTAACCGTTTTCTAAATAAAATATGTATTGTGATTTAAATATTTCATGAAGTTTATCAGCTATTTTGGTAATTTTAGGAGTTTTTACATCTACCATTTCTCTAATGTAAATATAAAGTGCCTTTTTGTTAAATACTTCGATTGTTTCTCTTTTTCTAAATAATTCTAAAATAACATCTGCTATTTGGGCATCATTTTTCTTTGGGAATAATTCTAATATATTTTCACTTGTGTATTCAACAAATAAATCAACATATTTATCTAAATCACTTTTTACTTTATCATCTCCTATATTGTAAGTGTGGGTTGAATTTTCACCTGTTAGAATATCTACTTCAACCTTTTTAATTTTCTTTTTATAATTCTTAGTATTATATAGGATTAACCAACGTTTTACTATGGTACCAAAATATGAATATGCTTTAGCACCTCTTGTTGGGTCAAATAAATGCATTTTGGACAATAAAAAGGTAATTATTTCGTGTTGGAGATGCTCTAAGTTTTCTACTTCAGTATGGTAAAATTTAAATGTATGAATTATATTTTGTGTAAGTTTAAAAAAAGGATAATGTATATGAGTTTCATATATCTTACTCCTTATTTCTGGATCTGGTTGGTTATTGTATTTAACAATATAGTCCTCTGTCTCTTGAGTAAAGTAATTTTTACTCTTTTTCTTTCTTTTTCTTACCATATGTTAGTTGATTCGGAATTTTTCAATTCCTTCTTGTAGATTTTTTATTTGTTTGAAAAACCAACCAACCTCATCATCACTTTCAAATGTACCCCGTACATCTATTTTTTTTAGACGTTCACTAGTAAATTTAATTTGCTTATTAAACTCTGTTAAATATTCATTATATTGGAATATAATATCCTCTGCCCTTTCATTTTTACGCAAAAGGTTAAAAGTCGTATATCCAAAGATAACGACTAATAAACTTAAAATTCCTATTGTTATTTCTAATATCATAAGTTATCTAACATGCTTTTTAACCCTGGACTAGATAAAGTATTAAGTGCTTTGGTTTTAGCAGTTGTCTTGGACTTTAATGTATAATTTTTCTTTGGCTGCTCCACACTATCTTTAGAAAACTTAGGTAACCATTCAATTTCAAACTCAATACGTGCTGCCATCATATCTGCTTGATGTAAAATATAAGGTAGAGATGTACGTGGTTTTTGCTCTGGCATAAATGCTTTTAAATATTTTTCATTAGCAGCATCATATAAACCATCATGAGTCTGGATGGCTATCATTTCGTTAAATGTATAAGAAATGTCATGTTGTTGAAGTAAAAATAACCCACGATCTGGGACAGAACAAAATGCTAATTTTTTATTAAACATATAATCTTCACCTAATTTATCTTTTCTCCATTGATCAGTCTGGGGAATGTAAGCTTCATGATCTTTATCACCCATTTTACCTAAATCATGATTAATAGCAGAAAATACTAATTCTTCCTTAGTAAATGTTGTCATATCACAACCTTCAGATTCCCAAAGATCATATTGTTTTAAAGCACATCTAACTACTCTATTTACATG